AGGTGCCCGGCTTGGCATTCTTTGGCAGGTTGCGCAGTGAGGTGCCGATGGCCTTGGCGGCTTCACCAAGGGAGCCGAACTTCTGCCCTGCGGCAAAGGACGGCACGTCGGCTGCTGCCGTGAGGGAAGCACGCGGCGCGATCGGGGTCACGGCTGCTTTCTTCGCCTTGGGCGGGGCGTTGCGGGCAGCCCGGGAAGCGAAGGAGCGCCGGGCACTCGCGGCGTCCGTCGGTGGTGCCGGGGGCTGGGGTTCCTCGGCAGGCGCAGGCTCCGAAGCTTCAGGCTCCTCCGCTTCCTCTGGCTCCCCGTCTTCGGGGTCCTCGTCCTCGCCGGGGTCGGTCGTGAACGCGGAACGGGAAGCTGCAAGGCGCTCGGAGCGCTCGGCGGCAGCGGCCTGACGTGCGGCGAGCGCTGCGGAAGCGTTGGTGTGGAACTCAAGGAGAGCGTCCAGTTCGACGATCTGCTCGTCGGTGATTTCCCCGTCAGGGATTGCGGACAGCGCGCGTCCGGCAGCGAATGCGCCGTCGACGGCTTCAGCAAGGGCGTCGGAATCGAGCGACTCGATGTCCGTCGGAATTACAAAGGCACCCATGGCGATTTCTCCTTTATGGGGGACGCAGGTACGTGTGGAGGTGCTACAAATCGACACACGGCCTACGGCCAAAGGAGAGTGTCCCGCTGCGACAAGAGTAGAGGAAACAAGAACACGCCGTCCATGATGTGGACGGCGTGTTCACCCACCCGAGAGGAGGCTCAGCTGTTTGGTTCAGCAAGCCTCACTCTAGCCTGTCACTGCTTAACGTAGCTACCGCCACGCCGGGCAACCGCCGCCCGCGCTTCCGTTTCGGAACTGACGACCTTGGTAGTGCCATCGGCGAAGGTCACCTTGAAGCTTTCCTTGCCAGCCTTCTTCGATCCGCAGTTGCATCCCATATCCGCTATCCCCTTGCTTCGCTAAATGCGGCCTTGGCCCGTGCAACCTGCAATTGCCGGAACTTGGAGCGCACAATGTTGAACTTCTCCGCCGGAGTCGTAGGTATCTCCACCGTATCCCCGGCATCCTGACCTTCTGCCAGCGGAATCGAGGCCGCTATCAGCGACACCGGACGCCCGCTGGAGGCAACCAGCATCGAGGGCCGCGGGATCGGGAAGCCGGGAACATTCACTGCGAGGGCTGCGATCATTTCGAGGTCATCGGTCCCCACCTTCACTGTGCGCCAGTCTCCGGAAAGCGCCGCAGCGCGCAGTTCGTGCACCTGCTCCGCGGTCAGTGTGGAGCGCAGCGCTCCTGCCACCCAGATTCCATGGTCATCCTCGCCCGCGGTCACATCCGCGACGGCGGTGGAGGTGGAGTCGTAGTGGCTGATCGCGGCCCGGAACCCTGCGCGGTGATCGGCATGCCCTCCGCCCATGGTGATCTGCCCGACCGCCACCGGGCCGAGGTCGGTCTGGACTTCGCCGGTCAGGAAGAAGGCGTAATTGGCTCCCGAGTGCGGCGCGGTGGTGCACTCGCCTTCCTCGTCCCCGATAGGCAGGCCGATGTGGCAGGTGTCCCATGTGGCGACGTGCCCGTACACGCGACCCTCGTCCGTGACCGTGAACGGCGTGGGGCCGGGGAGGTTGGGGTTCTTGAACCAGTCCGCGGAGAGCACTGTGCCTGCCGATGCGGTGAGTGTCATGTCCTGCACCTTTCCTGAATGCTGGCCCGGCCAAATACCGAGTGCCCGGTAATGGAGGTTGGCACAGAGTCCCGCCAGCCATTTCGGGTTCTGGACGTACTTGATTAGCTGCCTGCGGCATCTATTGAAATCCCCCGGTGCTGACCACCGAATCTTGGCAGCCCCCGGCCCGTGGACCCAGTAGTCGGTGATGCGCTCGGTGTCCTTTGGATTGGTCCACCAGCCGGGGCCGTCACGGGTGATGATCGGCGCTCCGGCGGTCAGGCTCTCAGGGGGCGTTTCCCCAAGTTCCTTGTAGGCTCCGCGAAGCTTGGCCTTGGCCGCGGAAATCTGCTCGGGGGATGCCTGTGCCTGCCCGATGCGACCGGCAGCGGCGTGCACTCCGGCGCGGGAAAGCGCACCGCCCGGCTCCCGGATGGGCAGCTTGTGGCAGGACTTCTCCATGCCGTCGCAGACGTGGAGGATGCAGGAGCGCTTCCACTGTTCCTCGCTGAACCTCGAAGCGCTGCCGTCCCACGGAGATTCGGAGACGAACGTTCCACGTGAAACGGCGAACTCCTCGGGGGGCTGTTGGTCGTCCAACACCCCCCCGGCGTCTGCCCATGTTCCGATCTGGACGAAAGCCTCGGAAAAAGCAGGAATGGCACAGATGGTGGCGGCGCAGATACGCCCGCTGGCCTCCATGCTTTCGCCATCCTCGGACAGTTGCGCCTGCATGTCGTCAATATCCACCGACACGCCACGCCACATGCCTTCAGCCAGCATGCGCACCGTTTCGTAGGCGGCGTCGGAGGAATCGAACACACCCTCACCCTTGACGAGGCCCTCTTCGCGCCAGATGCGGTCGATGCGGCCCACGATGACAGACCCCTTGTGGCCCTCGTCGTCGGTGAACATTGCCTTCAACGGCAGGGGCAGTTCGCGGTAGCTCAGCCCGCCCGTAGTAAAGGATCGGCCATCCCCGGACGGGACACCTTCGGGAGCTAGGACGCCGTACCACGGCACCGGCTCGAACTCTTCCTCGGACGGAACCATCGGCGCGTCGTCGTCTTCCTCCGGCGTGTCACTCTCTGGGCTGGCCCCAAACGTCCCGGCGCTTGGGGCCTCGGACGCCGGGTTTCCGCCGGGCGTGGGTGCGAATGCGCTCGCATTCACGGCACTGCCGGAACCTGCTTCCGTCTCCTCGCCTGCTCCAGCGGGTGTTTCGCTCGTCGTAAAGGTGGCCTTTGGCGCAGTGGGTTTTGAGTCCGTTGCCATTGAATCCTCCGATGGGCGGCTTGACCCGTCGCTCAGCCTGTTGGAGTGGGGTCGCGGGTTCAAGGTGATCTGGATTGACACAGAGTCGGTGCTTGCACCGTCCACCACGACACTTTCCCTCGGCAACTGCGCGGGTGTGGCATAGGTGGTCGAGTTGGTCAGGAACGCTCCCATATCGCTCTGCCCATGCCCAACGGTGAGCCTTGAAGGTCCCGAGGCCGTTGACGGTCCATTTGCCGTAGCCGGTGCTGTCAACCGCTGCTGTCCAGAGGAGGCATCCGTCATCGTCGGGCTGAACTTTGCTCCAGAATCTTTCTTCGTATTCCATGCGTCAGACTTTACTGCCGCTTCATCCAAAAGATACGGCCTACACACACATCGGCAGTTGATCCAGATTTCGGGGGGGCCAACTGGTTGCCCCGGATAGAGAAGTTCATATCCCGCGACGTCGAAGGGCTGGCCGGAGGGGACTGTCTCCCCGTTGGTTTCCACGTGGGTCTCCCGCACATGACTGTCACCCATGGTCACCCACTCCAGCCCAACCGCGCCGTCCGGGTCGGAGGTGGTGGCCGCTTCGGTTCCGGCGTTCACCGAGTAGGTGGAGAGCCAGCGCACCATGCGCTCGACCTGATGGTCGAACTGACCCTCCTCGGAGGGCTTGGTCTTGTGCAGGGTTTCGCGCAGTTCCCGCTCGAACTCATCGCGCATGTCGTCGATGATGGGGTTCCACTCGTCGATTTCCTCGCGGGTGGTTTCGTCGAAGATGTCCAAGGCGGCGGCGATGATGCCGTCCTCCCAGCCGGGCAGACCCAGCCGGGTGAGGGCTGCGCGCACCGGATCGGTCAGGCGCTCGTCGGAGCGTTCGAGGATTCGGCGGCGTTCCGCCGCAAAGGTGTCCACGTCGATCGTGAAACGGTCGGTGCGAATCATGCGGGAACCTTCTCTCCGGCGATCATCATGTTGGTCATCATGTAGACGGTGAAGTTATTGAAGGTGTGCGGCGTCTGCTCCTTCAGCAACTGCGTGCAGTAGGTTTCCAGCACACCCTCCAGCCATGCCGCCGGGATGTGATGCCGCTCAGCAATGGCGGCCACGTGCGTCCAAGCGTCATCGAGCAGGAAGGCAGTGTCCTCGCTCTTGACGAACTTGTAGATGTCCACCGCAGCGCAGGTTGGTTTCACCTGCATCTTGTTCTTCAGCTTGTTCCCGGCACGCTCCATCGCCCGGACCACGACCTGCTCGGAGGCTGCGATCAGGGCGGCGGCGTTGCGGTTCTCCGGCATGGATGACGGAACGTCCCCGCGCTCCCGCGCCTGCCTGCGTCGCTCGGAGATTTCCGAATCCGGCATGTCGTTGACCGGGTGGTCCTGCAGGGACGGGGCGGGTCGGCCCTCGGTGCCCTCCTTGGCCGGTTCCGGGGCTTCCAGTTCCACGCCCAGTTCGCGCAGCGCGGCGTGGACCAGTTCCGGCGTAGTGGAGCCGGAGGCCACCTTGCGCAGGTAGAACAGGATGCGGTCCTCGGTGGTCTGGGCGTCGTCCTCGTCGAAGCCGGTTTCGCGGCGCAGCGAAGTGCCGTTGAGTTCGCCCCGGTCGTACAGTTCGAGCGCTTCCTTGGAGCGGTTGGGCCGCAGCCGCATTTCGGAGGTGTCCGCGCTGATGGAGAAGCTGCGCAGCGCGGAGGCGTCGACCCCGCTTTCATCGGAAAGCAGCGGACGCAGGTAGCCGGAGGCGAGCGCGGTGGTGACCAGTTTGAGCAGCGGTTCGGCGTGGGCCTTGATGGTGGATTCATCCGCGGCCCATGCGGACCAGTGGTTGGATTCGGACAGGCCCTGCAGGACTTCGGGCGGGATGTCCATGCCGAGGGCGAGGCGGCGGATGGCCTCGTTCCGCAGTTCGATGGCGTGCTCGTCCAGCTGGGTCCAGAAGGTCAGGTGCTTGATCGCCGCGATGGCCTCGGCGGGAGCCTTGATGACGATGGGCACCAGTGCCGAGGCATCCTCGCGGTTGGCGATGGACGCCTCCATCGCTTCGGCCAGCACGCGCATCAGGCCCTCGGCGTCGTTGGCGACCCGCTGCTCCTGACCCTCGATGGGCGGCGGGGCCGGGAAGGTCATCTCGGAGGGGACAAGCAGGATGCCCGCTCCGGCAAGGCGGGAGTCGATCTGCGCTGCAACGTGCTGGGTCAGACCATGGATTTCGCCGAGGATCGGCAGCACCGCCTGCGCGGGGGAAATGGCCTGCCACGGCTTCTCCGGGTCCGGCCTCCAGACGCGGATCACGAGCACATCTTCGGGGTCGAGGTCGATGACCTTGTTGTTCACCCGCCACTTGCCGCCCTCGACCTTGTTGATTTCCGAGGGGGTGGCGATTTCCCAGACATCCCCGGCGTCTCCGAAACGGTCGGGGTTGGGATAGGAGACGACGTAAAGCTCGCCCGCGACGGACATGTGGATGCCGATTTGGCGCAGCATCTCCGCACGCCCATCGTCGTCGACGAACAGGGACTCCATGATTTCCACGGCGGGTCCGGTCTTGACCGGCCTGCGCTTGCCCGCCTTCTTCACCGAGGCGAACAGTTCGGCCTTGGAGAGCATGGAGCCGATGAAGTCGCAGGCGTACCGGAACTCGCCGATGATGTGATACATCCGCCACGCCTCGCGCTGCCACACGATCGACTCGGCGATCCGGGTGTAGTTCCTCTGCCCGCTCTTGCCGATGCGCGCCGCCGAAGCGACGAGAGAGTTGGCCTGCGGTGCTTCTTCCCTGCGGGTGCGAGCCATGGGGCTACTCCACTTCATCTCTTTCGACGATCATGGCGGCGACGTATGCTGCGGCCATCCATCCGTTGAACAACCACCATGTGATGTGAAGGCCGGACAACCAGCCCCAGAGCAGTATCGGCGGCGTGATCCAGACGGACATGCACCAGTGACAGTGTGCGAGCGTCGACCACGGGCCGTCGTTGGTCAACTCGTCCCACTTCATGCGCAGCCACGCCGACGGCGGAAAGCTATCCTGTGTAATGAGCCGGGTAATGCGTGCGATGGAGAGCGTGCCGACGGCGACAGCCGCGAGTACGACGAAAATCTCCACCATGAGTACGAGCGTACCGTGCCATATCAGGGATTACCCGCCTGCCGTTCCGTGTTCGGTGGCCTCGGGGTCAACATCAGGTGTCGCGTCGGTGTCACGGGGACGGTATCCGAACAGCCCTCCCCTGTTGCGGAAGACGGTCTGTAGCGGTTCGCCCTTGAGGGTCTTCCCGCCGGGAGAGGCAAGCTCCGCCGGGGCAAGACTGTCGTTGAGCTTGGTGATGCCGTGCACCAGCGCGTCCACGCGGTCGGGCGAGTCCTGCATGTCCGGCACCCATTCGGTCATCTGGGACTCCAGATCGGTCAGTATCTTCACGTGGTGCACGCGCCCCTGCTCATACAAACCGACGACGGGTTCGGCGCGCAGTACCTTGCCGCGCCGGGAATGCACGAGGTCGACTTTGCCGTCCTTGCGCTTGGTGCGCAGCGTGGAGAGCACCATCTCGCCGCCGTAGTTCTTCTCCGCAACGATGAGGTCTGCCTGATACAGGTCGTAGGCCCGCCACGCTTCCGCCGCCCAGCCGTCGGGGGTGTAGTGGCCGGAGTGGTCGGCGAGCACATAGAAGCTCTCGTCCTTGCGGCCAATGACGACGATTCCGGTTTCGTCACGCTTCTTGGAGGACGTACCGGCGGGGTCGATGGCAACGACGATGCGGTCCATGTCCTCGTGCCGAATCACGGTGTTCAGGGGGCGGTTGTTCTCGATCATCTCCCACGTCCACAGCGCACCCTCGATGTCCTCCAGCACTTCGCCGTGGAGTTCCTGTCGGCCCATCCGGGTGCCCTCGTACTTTTCGAGGATGACCTTGCGGAAGGTGGGGGCGAGGTTGTCGATGTTGGCGTAGGTGGACACCGTGACCGAGCGGGTGGTCGGTTCCTCAATGAGGTCCTTGAGCCACTTGATCGGCAGCGGCGTGGTCGTGCACAGCACCAAGGGGCGCTTGCCGTAGCGCAGGCCCAGCATCATCATGTCCCAGACGGTTTCGATCATCGGATAGTGGGCCGGTTCATCCAGCCACACCGCGCCGTGGTTCGGGCCGCGGAGCCGGTCGGGTTCCTCGCCGGTGAATGCCTGAATGCGGTGCTCGTTGTGCCGTCCGCGTCCGGGCAGGGTGATCCGGCGCTTGGAAGGTTCCCAGAGGGCGTTGACCTTGGCGTTGTCGAAGGCGGCAAGCAGTCCCGATTCCCCTTCCACCATCACGTCGCGCACGTGGGGCAGGGTCGGGCCGATGATGGAGGTGAAGGCGATGGACTCGCTCATCTTACGAATCCACTCCGAGCCACAACGGGTCTTGCCCGAACCACGACCGCCGCGCTGCAGCCACACCAGCCAGTCCGGATCGGACGGGGGCCACTGGTCGCCGCGGGCGTGCTTGTAGTCGTACTTGCCGTGCGGCAGTCCGTCGCAGCTTGGACCCCGTGTGCAGTACCAGACCTTGCGGTCCTTCTCCGCGAGGGCGACCATGGCGAGCAGCTTGTCCTTGGACTTCTGGTCCCAGTTCCGCCATTCGTTGACATCAAGCTCCGGCGTGGCGGTCATCACTGCCTCCCTATAGTTCCTTCAGCCCCTCGATCAGCCACGGACCCTTCCCGCGCCCGTTGTCGGAGGAGGGTTTGTTGCCGACAGTCTTTGCTCCGTGCGGGACCGGCTGCGCACCGTGCCTGACCACTTCAGTAAACGGGATGTTCAGGTCGTGGGCGATGAACGCGCCGACGGCACGGCGCATGTAGGAGGCCATGCTCATGTCGCGCCGGGCGGCTGCCTCATCCAGCAGTGCCCGGAAGGGTTCGTTGAAGTAGACGTACATCCCCGAGCGGCGGCCCTCGGAAACCCGGGACTGCCTTTGCCGGGACCGGACACGGGCGAGAGCATTCTCCATCCACTGCGGGTCCTCCCCGGCGTCGGCCCAGCCCTGCAGGTCGGGGTTGTAGTTGACCATCTCTAGTCCTCCACCACGTCGGCGTCGATGATGTTCGCTTCCTCGGCCTCGGGTTCCTGCCGGGCCAGCGCCATCATGTGCGCCACGTACTGCTGCAGGTGTTCGTCGGTCGGGGTGATCTGCACCTGCGTCGGAGCGTCCACGCCCCAGAGGCGCATGATCCTGTCCGTGATCGCCAGCGCCCTCGCGTTGTAGGCAAGGTGGTCCGGGTCGGTGGGGTCCACCGCCTTTCCCATGACGGACTGCAGCAGCCGGTTCAGCCGCTTGTCCGCAAGCACCCTTTGCTGGTCACGTTCCTCGGGGGAGTCAGCAGAGGATGCCAGCACCCGCTCCACCGCGAGCCGCGCCCTTGTGGCGGAGGCGTAGCCGAGGGTCTTGGCGATGTTCGTGTACGAGGTGCCCGCGATGCGCAGTGCCACCGCGGACTCGGCCTTGGTGTTCGTCTCGGAAATGACGAGGTCGGCGTTGGGTTCCTCGCCGTTCTCAACCGCCTTGGCGAACGCCTTGGCCCCGGTCATGATCCGGGCTTCCCTCTCACCCACTAGAGGTCCACCGTTCGTGCCTTGTCCTCGAACCTGTCGGCCAGTTCCGCATAGAGGTCGTCCCGCTCGGCTTCATCCTCAAAGTCCACGACCACCTGCCAGATGCCGGAGGGGGCGACGCCGAAGCCGTGGTCCTGCGGAATCACCGGGTCCATGGACATCGCCAGCAGGAGGTTCTGGTACGTGGTTTCGTCGTAGCCGGTTCCGGCGAGTCCGATGTCGGTGTTGTTCAGTTCGGTCAGCAGGGATGCGACCGCCTGCTCGTCGAGGACCGCCAGCTTGCCTATCTTGTTATCCCCAATGAGGTAGCGCACCGCTCCGGACTCGTCCATGTGGTCCACCCAGATCACCGGGATTTCGGTGGCACCCAAGGCGTGGAGCGCCTGATAGCGGTGGTTGCCTGCGAGGATGTTCCCGGTCTTGGCGTCGGCGGTGACGGCGGTGACGAAGCCGTTGACCTGAATGGACTCAATCAGCGCATCGAGGTCGGCATTGTTGGGGTTGCTCTCATGCTGGTGCACCGAGTCGATTGGCACCAGCAGCGGCTGGACTCCCTTGGCGAATCTCACGGTGTTCATGAGGCGGCCTCTCCCGCCGCGAGGCACACCTGCACGTAGCGCTCCAGTTCCAGCGCGGCCCTCGGGTTCAGCCCCATGTACCAGCCCTCGGCCCAGTGCACCGTCTCCTCGGTGAGGGTGGCACCGCGCAGATCGTGCAGGTGGATGATTGCCCGGTAGCACTTGCTGTCGGTGAGGATCACCCCGTGCCCGCGGGTGCGCCACTCCTCCTTGATGTTGTCCTTGGCCCAACTGCGGAAGCGGGAGAGGTTGGGCAGGATGACGTAGTGGTTTTCCAGCGTCACTTCTTCGTCTCCTTGGTCTTCGATGCCGAGTACAGCGCCCGCAGCCCCTTGGCCGGGGAGCCGAAGCGGCGGGTGAGGTCGGCAACCTCGTTCTTGGTCAGCCGGACGGAAACGACCTCCGACTTGGCGCTCGGCCCAAGCGTTGGCCGGGGCATCAGACACCCTTGCCCAGTATGAAGCTGCAGCCCCAGAGCAGGGACAGCACAATGAACAGTACAAGCACGGTGAGGAAAATCGCCGTGCCCCGCATCGGGCGGCGTCGGTGCCTCACGAAGCCTCCTCGTATTCGTTCTCGAACTCGTCCGGGTCCCAGCGGTAGAAGATGTCGTTGCGCTTGACCAGATAGTCACCGTCGGCAAGGGAAGTCATCCCCGCCGGGGACTGCAGGGCGACAATGGCCGGGGCCTCGCCTCCGCTAATAACCAGTCCGGGGCAGAAGGCCAGCAGTTCTGCCTCGGTGGTGATGCCCCTGCGGTACTGCAGCGCAGTGATCGAGCAGGGACGGGCCTTGTACTTGTGCACTGTCATGGCTCACTCCTTGCGTTTGCCGTAGTAGTGGAACGCTTCAAGATTCGTCAGTCCGGTGTCGGGGTCCACGTCATCCCAGTACTGATCGCAGGCCGCGCACTCACCGTAGGGTTTCAGGTCCCGGGTGATGTGCCAGTGCCGGGGAGTCACCTCCTCCTCCGGGTCCGGGTGATCAGATTGCCCAGCAGGTAGGCGATTCCGAAGGCAACATGGCTAAGCATGCTGCGGAACACCGACAATCCGCTGCGGCGTCTCACGGCCACCACCCGATCGCCTGCGCGAGCGCGAAGAACCAGCCCACGCAGGAGATGATCGTCATGGTGATGAACATGGACTTGTAATGGTCCGCCCGGCCCTGCCAGTAGTGCCGCAGAATGCGCATCTGGGACAGCGCTTCCAAATCCTCGGTCTCCGTCACGGTTTCCTCCTGAGCACGAGCGCGTCGATCCCCTCGCGGGGCATCCTGCCGTACATTCTGACCATCTCCGCGGCCCGGTGGGGAGCGACCTTCGTCTGGGTGAACGGAAGCGGCTGGCAGCGGAACCAGACCGCGACCACAGTGCCGTCCTTGTCCGTTTCAACGTTGACCTCGCTGTTGCGGTGGATGGTGCTGTCGCCGCCGTAGTAACGGATGTCCGTGGGGTCTTTAGGCTCGCTCATCGCCCGTACCTCTCAAGAAGCCACATGGCGACCCAGCCGCAGGTCCAGCCCAGCGCGAACAGCGACAATCCGTCGATCCGGCGCACCGGCCTCGGAGCCTTGCCGATCACGGGATCACCGCCTGATACAGCGCAGTGAGCAGGGGCGAAAGCAGCACCCCAAGGAGCATGCCGAGGAAGAAATACAGCCAGCGGTTCACAGCAGGCTCCCGGCAACAACCCCCACGCACAGCGCCAGCGCCAACAGCCCCCAAAAGGCCAGCAGCGCATAGCCGGGATGCTCTTGGTCGTGCTCGTGGGGCGTCAGCGGCCCCCAGTGAAATCGGTCCTGATCCAGTTTGCTCATGAGGCGTCCTTCCGGGTTGGTGATCCACAGAATATCCGTAATACGGCTCCATTCTCCCCCCGAAACGCGGTGATAGCCTGTTGCGGGCGATCCCGACCGCGACCAACTGCCGGGAGACGCCATGAAGCCCCGCCGCTGCACTTGAGTCCTGCATGGCGGGGCTTTCCTTTACAGTGGAGCCATCTGCACGTGCCACGTTGTCAGATGCCAAGGCCCCGGGGTTTGCGACTTCACCGGGGCCTTCGCTTTGCCCCCGACCGAAGGATGTTTTATCCGCACGGTGGGCGATGGGCACTTTTGCCCCAAAAACAGGCCAAAAAGTGCATGATCTGCACCATTTGATGCCTCTAGGCGAACAATATTCGGCCCATCAGGGGTCCGATCAGCCGTTTTGCCCGCCCGATGAGGCCGTATACGGAAACTCCTTCGGGAAATCAGGCGTTTCGGCGAACAAACTGCCGGTTTCAGGGGTGCATTTTGGACAAATTGTTCAGTCTTTGCCCGTTTTACTGACAATCTGCGGTCTCCCGCCGGTGGGCACTCGATAATCCGTGCCAAAAACGGGGCTAAAAATTGGACAAATTGCTCAATCGAAGGTGTTTACGGTTTCAGGCGTGGATGGAACTTGGACGGGGGGACGGGCAAAGTGTCTACGGTTTCGCGCGCAAAATGCTTCCGGATGGGGGGACGGGCTGCGTTAAGGCGGCCCCGGCGCGTCGCGGTTGCCATGGGGTGGGGGTGGGGTGGCTGTTGGGGGCTGTTGGATGACCAACAGCCCACCTCATGGGAGGTCCAATACCAAGACTTGAAAGGGTCGATGGAAAGGAGGATAGTTGGACCTACCGGAGGACTGTCCTCCGGAACCAACCGAGAGAGAGTGATCCAAGTGGCCGAAACCACAGTACGAACCGCCCGCCAACGGACTCGGGCCGCCAAGGCCGCAGAGGCCGCAGAGACGCCCGAGACGCCCGCCGTAGCACCGACGCCCGAGACGCCCGAACCGCTCACCCCCGCCCAAGCCAAGGCCGAGAGCGACGCCCTAGAGCGCCGCACCCTTGACGCCCTCGTGGAAGCGTGGAGTGCCGCCGTCGATAAGGTGACCCAGTCGGAGGACATCGTGAAGGCCGCTGAAAGGGTCCGCGACCTCGCCAAAACCTACCGCGCTGTCGTGGCGTTCAAGGTCGCGTCGCACCCCTTGGTGCGGACGGCGGATTGGGAAGCGAACGAGACCAAGGCCGGGCGGGTGCCGGGTCCGGTGAACTACTCCGGAGCCGCAGAAGTCCTTGAGAAGGACCGCTCTAGTCTCCGCCCGTACATCGACGCCGGGTTGGCGCTGGCGAACGCGGGACGCCCCTTGACGGCGGACATCGCCCAAGAGGACGTCGACATCGTGTTGAAGTCCTTCAAGGAGGGTGCCAACCAGAAGAGGAAGGACGCCCGCGCCGCCAAGGCGATCGAGGACGCCGCCAAGGCGAAGGAGGCCGCCGATGCCAAGGCCGCCAAGGAGGAAGCGGAGACCAACGCCCTTGCTCCCAAGGATCAGTTCACAGCCGAGACTGTGATCGAGTCCGCGCTGAAACTCCGGAAGATGATTGGCACCTTCCAGACTGCGGGCGGGACGTTCACCCCGGAGGAGTCCACGCGGCTCTCGGGAATCCTCGCAGACGTCTCCGCAGCAATAGCGTAACCCGCGCTGTAGGACCGTCCTCCCCTTCGGGGGTGGGCGGTCCTTTGTGCTGTCCGCGCGCTGGTTCTGCCGCGCGCTTTCCCCTTCCCCCTTCCCCCCTTGGGGGGTCCTTTCCCCGGGGGGTCCTTCCCCTTGGGGGATGTTGGACGTCCAACATCCCCTTTCCATTCCATGGCATATCTGGCCATGGATTCCCATGGCATGCCCATGGCATGTCCTCACTGAAAGGTTCCGTCATGCCCCGTACCATCCGACTCCATCCCCTCACTGCTCCCATAGCCATCACCTGCGCTGTCGTGGCGCTGTCACTGCACACCTCCAATCCCGAGACATGGGGTGTCCCCATGGAATCCTCAGTGCCTGCGCAGATTCAGGAGGACGACCCCCGATGGGACTGCACCACCATGGGTAACCGCGAGTGCGGCACCGCGTCGGCGGAGGAATCCGCCACGGCATGGGAGGTGTGGGACTACAGCGAAGGGGCGCGGAAGCTGCGCATGGACCCGTCCCGGCCCTTCCGCGTCGTCTACGTCGGGCGCACGTCCTCAGTGCCCAACACCGACACCGGAGAGGTCGCACTCATAGGCAAGGACGGCAACGCCTACCTGTTCCGCGCTGTCTACACCGACACGAAGGAGAGCTAGCCATGTCATCCACCGACGGGGTATTGGTCATCCAACATCCCCCACAGAAAGGAGTCCCGATGTATGAGGGACATGCGGACTGCCGCTTGTGCGGCGTCGACGTAGTACAGCAGGAGGACGGTTCATGGGTCCATGTGGCCAATGATCCGGCGAATGACTGGAGCTATGTGGAACCGGCGATTACCTCACCCCATGAGGCGGAGCCGGTCATCGGGTGGTGCGATGACTGCTCACGGGACATCTATCCCGACGAGAAGGTCTCGGACCACTACCACCAGTACCGACCGGAGCGGAAGGAGGCGTAGCCATGGCCAAGATCAGGCATTGCGCCGAATGTATCGACAATCGCCAATGGGAATCCGTCGTGGATGAGGATGGCCCACGGCCCAAGTCCACCATGCGGCAGATTCGCCGGGACCATTCCACCCACGGGACCCGGGCATGGGGCAATCGTCCGTGGGCACCCAATGCCCCGATCCGCTTGGACCTGCTCATGTTCCGGCGCAATGGCAGCTATGTGGGCACGGTCATCAGCCATGGCGGCAAGCCATGAACGAGAAGACGTTCCGCGCACTGGAATCCATGCTGCTCTGGTCGTGGCATATCTCCATGGATGCGGCCAGCGACCGTAACCGCACCCGTGCCAACCGTGCCGCGCTGTTCGAGAGCGGACTCAAGGCATGGCACGACCTCACCGAACTCCGCGCCGAATGGCGGAGCCAGCAGCACCACAACTAGGGATGTTGGTCGGCCAACATCCCCCACAAACTTTCCTCACCGCCGGTCGGTCGGCCATGCTGCCAACCCATCCGACCGACCGGCACCCATCCCACCCCACAGAAAGGAATCAGCCATGCTCAGCAACCTGCCCCCCGGAGTATCCGACTCTGATCCACACTTCAACCCACCGGACGACGAGGAGAAGCCCACGTGGGAGAAGCCCTGCGAACGGTGCGGGCACACCGTCACCCGCTGGCGGGGCATGAGCGATGTCTCATGCGACAAGTGCGATGCGCAGTACAACGCCGGAGGCCAGCGTCTGCGGGACGACTGGCGCGGGAATCCCTCCACATGGGATGACGAGGTGGGCGACCTCGAAGGCTACGAGATTCAGCACATGGGAGATGAGTGAGATGGACTGGAACGAACAACTCGCCAAGGCCAAGGCCAACGGACGGGAGTATGCGGAGAACGGCATCGCCGCTGGCGAGCGCTCACCGCAGGAATCCCCGCTCTCCGGGGAATGGGCGGGAGCGATCACTCCCCGTGACGTAGTGGAGATGGCCGTCGGCAGTGACACCGCCTACCACAGCGCCGAAGGGTGGGAATCGAACGAACTGTGCGACGCATGGGAGGACGGCTACTACTCCGCGCCATGGCCGGAACCCATGGAAGGGGATGGTGAATGACCGACAGCCCCACTCACAGGACTCATTGGCACTCACTCGTCCCGTCTTACCATTTCTTGACATCCCACCCTAAGTCATGGTATGATGGAATCTCAGGGCACATCCCTGCCCGCGACCCCTGTTGGTCATCCAACAGCCCCCTGCTACCAACCTGAAACGGAGCCAGTCATGCCCGAACTTGACGCCCTCGACATCCGCATCAGCCACCTCATCGACGATGCGGAAACCACCCGCGCCCATGCCCTCAACATGCTTCGGAACAACACCGAACTGCTCACCCTTGGGCTGCATGCACTGCGCAACGGCTCACCGGATGTCACGGACGAGTACATCGAGAGGGTGCGCGACGCCATGGACGCCGAAATTGCTTGGCTCCGCGACCGCGGCTGACCCCCTGTTGGTCATCCAACAGCCCCCTAACCCGCTGTACGTTAACCCCTAGCGTTCAGTTCCCCTTCACCTACCAGCTACAACCGAACAAGGAACCGCCATGGCTACCGACCAACCCCCGGTCATCGTCCCGTCCTCGACGATGGGACCCGAAGTGCTCGCCATCCTGCCCACCGTGCGCGCTGAAGTGGCCAAGACCATCGCCGCACTGGAGCGGATCATCCACGGGAGCACCCTATGAGCGAGCAAGCCAAGGTGGTCATCGTCCTCGTCATCTGCTGGGCCGCCGTCATGATCGCACTGGCGCTGACTCAGTGAACGGCGAACTGTTCGTACCCAACGGCGGGCACGCAGGCAAGGTGCGCTGCACCGTATGCGGCAGGACCGGATACCCCGGCGGCTCATGGCAGGACGCCTGTGTCGCCGGGCATCCGTATGTCTGCACCTGCGGGCGGGCTTTCGCCACGAGGCAGGGCTTTTCCGGACACCTGCGCCAGATGGACAAGGCCGCACTGAAGTCACGCCAGTCCGGCATGGACTGGCCCCCGGTTTCACTACATGTCCGCACCGAACCCGATGCCGGATCAACAAGGGATGTTGGCTGACCAACAGCCCCGACCCAACTGAATAAAGGAGCTATCCGCAATGATTGCTGCGACTTTCCACGGACCCAACCACTCGCCGAACCATGACGAGTCATCCATCGAGGTGTTCGACAACATCGGCCATGCACTGGCCGCATTGTTCGAGCGCTACGATGCGAACGGACGCAGGCATCTGCCTGTTCGTTTCCTCAACGGCAACCACGGGGACATCATCTTCCCCGTCGTCACCGAGGGTCACTACTTCGAGTGCTACCGGATCGACAGTCTCGATAACTCAGTGCCGCCCGGCGATGAGGTCATCGAGGATGCGCTGACCGCAGTGCATGTCGGTGTCCCCGACTACACCCTCACCCTCACACCCGATGCCATCGGCGGCATCGCCATTATGGTGCAGAAGGGCTGAGCCATGGCCGTCACCCATTACCAGCGCTACCCAAGCGGAGCCACTGCCTGCGGCACAAAGTCCGCCGCACAGGTCACCGCCGACAAGGAGCAGGTCACCTGCCTGCGGTGCAAGGCCACTCACCTGCTCCACTACGAGAACTTCTATCTCACCTTCGGCGTGGAGTACCGCTATGAACCGCACCCGGTGCACCCCTACGGCGTGCATCCCGACGGCTGGGTGCGCATCATGGCACCGGACGAGGAGAGGGCACGCGCCATTGCCCTCACCCACTACGGCACCTACTGGTCACGCCTCATCCCCGAGCGCTACTTCGAGCCGCGCTTCTTCCCGGCAGGGGAGCAAGACGTGCTGCCCGCCAACCTCACCGACGAGTATCCGCCACTGTCCCACTTCTCCACGGAGGAACAGCCATGACGCAGATCAAGAAGCCGCTGCCTGAGTCCTTGATGAAGGCGATCAAGGCAACCATTGAGTCCCCGGACCCGACGCCACAGGAGAAGTTCGAGGCAGTGGTGCTGATGACGCATGGCTACGGACTGTGGACGGCGCATGAAGGGTCCATCGACCCGACCGGCTACGCCATTCCCGAGGAGCAGTGGAAGGCGATAGCGGGAATGCTCCAGACAATGTCCAAGACCGACCCGGTCAATGAGGTCAACAGGGCGCTGAGTTGGATGAACATTGGTCCGTCCGGTTACAAGCCGGAGGGGGAGTAGCCATGGAACTGAGCAAGGAATACCCCACCCACTACGCGCTGGACTTGGAGACACCGCCGGTCATCGCCTGCGATGCGCAGAATGTGCAGTTCACATCCACCATCCCGAGCGAGGTCACCTGCGAGGACTGCATCGGATCGGAGATGTTCCCGCAGTCCTCCCCCGGGCGGTTCGCCAACGCCCGCGAGTTCAAGTTCACCGTGAGGGTGAAGGCCATGACCCGCCAGCAGGCAGAGCGAGTGATGGGCGAGCGCATCTTCACCGACGCCGACTACGGATTCCCGTATGAGATATGGGTCATGGGCGCAGCCAATGACCCGGGCAAGGGCAATTGAGTGGGGCTGTTGGTTGACCAACAGCCCCGAAAGGAAGTGACAGTCATGCTGTGCAACCATGCCAGCCAGCGCTTGTTCTGGGGCAGTGGGACGTACCGCTGCACCCGGGAACAGCGACACATGGGCGAGCATCAGGCCCGGATCACCGTGCCGTATGAGGGGTACGTCCAGTGGAGCACGGACGGCGGCGGGTCAATGTGGGCGGCAGAGGACCCACACCACCCCGAGTGGAAGGTCATCGCCTGCGAACACTGCGGCATCATGTTCAAGCCCGACGCCTACGGGAGCACCAAGGGCGGCACGCACTGCTTCCACTGCGTGTTCTGGGCCGGACGCATGGCGCAGTACGCCAACGGGGAACTCATGGTCATCGACGGCACCGTCTACTCATGGGGTGCCGAGCATGGCTACGGCGGAAGGGAGTTCACCATCACCACCGAGGACGGACAGACCATCACCAACCGCGGACTGTGGAACGGCGGAGTGATTCCGTGGGAGTACCGGCTTGCCATGCCGGACAACGCCGCATTCGGCCACCGCTTCGCCCGGCAGGAGATGGACATGCCACGGCCCTATGTCGAGGCCCCGCTCACTACCGCCATTCGGGAAGTGGCGCATTGGGACTCGGTCATTGAGCGCTACTCCAAGGGTGAGCATCCGCTCGCCTCACTGGCTGTGACCGTGGCGCACTCACTACGGGATGAATGGCAGACCAAGGTGGAGGAACTGCAGCAGAAGGAGGGGCACTGATGGTGGCCATGGAAACACCCGCCGACATGCTGGCCTACATCCCCACGCTGATCCAGCGGGAGCCGGAAGAGGCACTCGTGATCCTTACTGTCATTGGCGAGCAGATACAGGCGGCGCTGGCGCTGCAGCACTGCCCGTCCATGGATGACGTGACCGACTATGTGCTCGGCGTCATGGAGGGGCTGACGCAACTGCAGCCGGAGAAGGTGGTCATGGTGTTCTATACCGAGGCCGAGTCATGGTGCAGCCATGAACCGTACCGGCATGTGCATGACCTCATAGCCATCTCCGCGCATGACCTCGCCGGGTTGGACATCATCCCCGGGTTGTTGGTCACGGGCGGGCGCTTCCATGAGTACGGCACGGAAGAGTGGCACGACATGGCCGAGGTCAAGGACTCCGTGGTGGCTGCGGCGATGGTGCTCGGCGGGATTCCGCTGCAGCCTCCGGGCATCACGATCCCTGAGCCGAAGGCCGCAACTGATGCGATCATTGCGGCGATCGACGAGACCTTGGAATCCCTGCCTGCGCTCCCGTCCAACATCGGACAGGTTTGGGAACATCCATATACGCAGCAGGTCAGGGAGATATTCGAGGTTGCACTGAGGCGCGAGCACGGGCCGTCAACAGGGGAGGCGATAGTCCTCATTGCCTGCCTTCAGCGCCCGGTGCTTCGGGACCGGCTCATGGTGGATGCGGTCACCCACACCCAAGACATGAAGGAGTTCGCCCGGACCATTACAGGCAACGGTGAGGAGCCGATCCCTGCCCGCAGGGTAGCCGCTGCGATGGAGTTGATGGACAACCTCATGCAGTTCACCTGCGACCGGCACCGGCTGTCGCTGCTGGTCACGCAGGCGTGGCTGCACTGGACCATGGGCCGGGCGGCGGATGCCGACGAGTACTGCCATGCAGCGCTCGCCATTGACCCGGAGTTCCATATGGCGTCCATGTTCCTGCGCTACATCACCGAGGCTAAGCGCATTCCCTCCAACGCCTTTATGGGGAGGCAGTGATGGGCGAGGGGGCTGTTGGACGACCAACAGCCAAGCCTCGACAGCCACGGGTTCCGCTCTGGGTCACGGAGCGGGAACTGGCCATGATCGCCGCCAAGTTTGAGGGGTTCGAGGGCGGGCTGGCAATAGCAATCCGCAAGGCATCCGTCGAAGCAAGGGAGGCACGAACGGCACACAACCGGGCGATGCGCGCTTACCGCAATGAACGCCGCAACAACGACAAAAGCGCTACCAATCTGAAGGAGAACGGAAATGAGCAGTGAAACCTATGTCCGGTCCTATCCGGACTGCGACATCTGCAAGTACGAGCAGAACCGCACGACCGAGGCGCACTACGACGGACGTACCACATCCGGACAGTGGGGGTTCATGTGCGAGGTCCACTTCGCCTCCCGTGGCCTCGGGCTGGGCACCGGCAGGGGCCAGCGCCTCATCGTGGGGGAGGAACCCGAGATGACCAAGGCCGAACGGGGCGAGCGGATTCAACAAGCCCTAGAGGACGGCGACCTCGATGCTGCCGAGGAACTGGTTGGCGACGGCGACATTGCGGAGTGGTTGTGATCTACCCCGAGGGCACGCCCATCAGTGCTATTACCCAGTTCGACCGCTCCACCAAGGTCGCCTTCAAGTGCGCCAAGCACCCCGAGAACGGGACGTTCCACTCCAAGGACCCGAATGTGTCGCGCTGGTTTGGCGATAGCCAGCCATGCGATGACAGCCTTAGCGAGTTCGTCACTGCCGCCGAGTACGACGACGGCGGCGGCAAGGGCAACTATGACTTCTTCCTGCCAAGGCCGTACCCGGACGGCAGGGCAAGAGGCTAGTCATGGGTAACTGGGATGCGCTGGCGCAGGCAGCAACCATCTCCAAGCCATGCCAGTGCGAGCATGCCGTCCACTTTGAGGAGGGCATGGCACACCGTTACTTGGCTGTGCCTGCAGGCAGGCACCGTGCCATGCACGTCGGCCTCGTCTGCGACAACTGTGCCAGCACTCATCTGCATGAGTGGCTGGTCAAACCGAAAACACCATTTGAAAGAGGAATTACTGCAATGGGCACCAGAGCATTGACCGGCTTCGTCACCGGCGACACCATCCGCACCGTCTACTCCCAGTACGACGGCTACCCCGACGGGCTGGGGCTGGCCGTCTTCAAGTGGGGGCTGACCGCCGACTACGAGGACGCCAAGGCCAAGCTGCTTGCCGCCGAGGTGGTCAACGAAAGCGACGAGCCTGCGCCCGAGCAACTGGAGAAGCTGCTGCAGCGGGGAGCCAAGCCTGACCACGTGAGCACCGGCACGGACTGGTACGCATGGCTGCACCACACGCAAGGTGATCCGCAGGCCATCCTCGACTTCGGCTACATCGCCGATGTCACGGACTACTGGCCCATGGACTCGCTGTTCTGTGAGTGGGGCTGGATCGTGGACCTCGATCAGCGGGTGCTGGAGTGCTATCAGGGCTTCAATCAGGCACCCGCCAAGGGGCGCTTTGGCCCCGGTGAGCCGGACGACGGGGGCTACTACCCCATCACACTGACCCACACTGTCCCGCTGGACGGGTCCGTGGACGAGGCCGGGTTCCTCGAACTCTTTGGGAGGAGGCCATGACCCGCGGAGTCAGAGGTTCAGGCCCCACATGGGATGTCCTGCGCCGTCGTACCGTCGAACGGGGACTGCTCAATGAGCGGACGTACCTGCTGCGCTTCACCTATTCGCTCGGGCCGTACATCGAGGTCTGGTGGCAGGGCAGTCCCGTCGCGTTCGAGGTCATCAACGTGTGGGACTACGACCAGAACTCCTCGACCATCACCAACCGGGAGGAGTTCAGTGCCGCTGTGGACAAGTGGCTGGAATCCCACACCGGTGAGGACTTGCGCACCTACTGGGAAAACACCTGAAGGGAGGAAGGAGTGATCGAATGGCGAGATGTGCCACGTATCTCGTCGGCAAGGCACAGGCTGAAGCCTCACTGGCTGTTGCCTACGAGCAGCGAACAGCCAACCTCATCACGTGGCAACTCTCCGAGCGTACAGGTGACTGGTCTGTCATCGACGCCCGGTTGAATCCACCCGGAAACACAGCCTGAAGGTGGGCTGTTGGACGACCAACAGCCTGCTACCAACTCACAGAAAGAAGCGTTACAGCTATGGCAAGCGTGCCCAAAAAGAAGTCCGGCCACACGAGAGCCGGTGAACGAGTCGAATCACCACAGGCCCAGCACGAGCACGAGGGTCGGTACATCGACCCGCTCTCCGGCAGGCCAAGGAAGCTTGCCTCCGGAGCGATGACCGCTATCCAGCGGGAGTTCTCGCAGGGCGTGCCAACAAGGGAACTGGCGCAGAGGTACGGTGTCTCGACCTCGCTGATACTGCAGGTGTGCTACTTCACGCCGAAAGGCACGCCCCCTCAGCGACCGCGCCCACTCGACAAGCGCCCCGTCATTTACCCCGACGCTGACTAAGCATGCCACCTCGCATCAACAGAACTGACCCTGATTTCGCCGACCGATTCTGGTCAAAGGTGGATGTTCGAGAGCCAGATGAATGCTGGCCATGGCTGAAGGGCCTGAACAACGGCTATGGAACCCTCGGATTCGAGCGCAGGGTGCACGCAGCACACCGTGTCGCCTATGAACTTGAGGTCGGGCCTATCCCCGACGGCTTGCTCATAGACCACACATGCCACAGCACGGACATGTTCTGTCCGGGTGGCTTGGCCTGCCTGCACCGCAGGTGTGTGAATCCACGGCACCTTGAGCCGGTGGAGTTTGCCGTAAAGCAAGCGGGGAACCGCGCCAAGAGAAGAAAGGGATCGACATGAAGTATGTAAATCTCCACGACGTCACAGCAGCAAATGAATTGCTGATGTCCATGGGAGCGGACGATGCGCTCCCGAAGATTGCAGCCGTCGCCATCGAGAGAAGCCTCGAACTGCAGCACCGCATCGACCGCGCTCTAAGATATTCCGCCGAGGCCCACGCTCACAACTCGCTCCACGTCAGACAGATTGAGCGCATCCTTGATGGAAGCATCACTATCGACGACGAACTCAACGAGATGGTGCCAGAGCCTCAGCCTGTACCTCAGCCCGCACCCCAAAGGGAACTGTCGCACCAGCCACGGGAACTGGGAGCGCTGGCAGGGCGCAACAAGGATGAGCGCAAGGCGTTCCGGGCATGGGCGGAGGAGCAGGGCTATGACCTGCCTCCGAACGCGGTGCCCCATGAGTATGTCGAAGCCTACGACATGGCGATGGCAGGGCAGACCCCGCCACGGCTGCCGATCAATCCCAGAAAGAACCCGCACAGGACACCCGCGGTGGGGTCACGGGGCAAGCTCAAGCCCGGTCATGGACTGGGCGGCAGGACCGCGCAGCAGCGGGCCGAACTGCGCCGGTGGCTGGCCGAGCAGGGCTTCGAGGGAGTGAACCCCTCGGGCCGTATCCCGCAGAAGTACATCGACGCCTACGACGCAGCGCAGGCCGAGCTTCGGCGGATGCGGGCGGAGCAGTACCGCCAGCAGCAGGAGCAGCAGCAGCCCCAGCCCGAGCAGCAGCAGGAACAGCAGGAGGTGCGCTCTGCCTAGCCGTCTTGCCATAACTTGACATATGTACCTATCTCTTGGTATAATAGATGTAGGGCCACCACCCTGCCCACCCCCCCCTGTTGGTCAACCAACACCCCCCTGAAAGGAATCAGATGAGTGACACCCCGCCGCTTGACTCGTATATGTCGCGGCACTTAGAGGCGATGATGGACCCCCGGACCCCGGAGGAATCCAGCATCGTGAACCTGACCGGCGAACTGGCCCGGCTCTCCGACCGCTACCGGCACGACCGGGTAATGCTGCCCTCCATCGAGAACCTCGCCACCTGCATCATCCGCATTGCGGCCAACGGCAATGCAGGCAGGATCGACCCGGGCACCGTGGACAAGCAGGTCCGTGACATGGTGCGCCGCGCTGGAGGTGACGCTGACAATGTCGGATGAAGCAGCCGCCCGGCCACCTGCTGGGCCTGAAGGCACGATCTACGCCTACCTAGACACGGTGGACGAACCCATCCCTGCCGACCGGTGGATGTGGCAGACCGGCAACAACTGGATGGCCGTAGCCCCGTTCGAGGATGAGGAGGACTGGTTCCGCGACCTGCCCGCCGAAGAGTGCCCCACGCCCCGCGTGCGGCCCATCGACGATATACCCACCAGCGGAACGCTGACCTACATGCGGCAGGACTTTACCGAAGTGGTGCAGACGGCCCGGACAATGTCGGATGAAGCAGCCGCCCGGCAGCGCAGCCTTACCGAGGAAACCCAGCCCATGGATGTCCTGCCGTCCATGCCGGACATCCTGCCCCCAGCGCCCGAGCAGTGGAGCCGTCCGCACTGGAACCAGTGGACGCACAACTACCCGCTGCTGGTGGAGACAATGGCGGCGCATGCCGATGTGCCCGAGTCCGAGGTGGTGGAACACCTGAAGGAACTGTTCGCCACCGTGACCTCGGACCCAAAGGTGCTCCCGCTGCAGGTGCATCCGCTCGTACTGCGCCAGTACCTCAACGAGTACGTGGCCGTGGGGTAGGAGTGCGCCAGTACCGGGTCACCGAATCCACCGGAGAGGCGGTCACCATCACCTCCCGCTGGACCAGCACGCAGGAAACGCTTGATGCGTTCGTGGCGCTGGTTGAGTTCCATGCGACCTCGCCCCTCAAGGCGTCGGTTCTCATAGGGCGGGCAGAGCAAAGGCTGCCCGCCCTCCCCGTCGGGTGCGCCATCAGTGCGCTGCCCAACGACACCCACCGCATCACCATCGAGAGGCTGTTGGATGACCAACAGCCCCCACCCAAGGAAGGAATGAACTAAGCAATGGCTACCAACCCAAATCGCATTCACTTCATCGACCCCGTACAGGATGCGACGGTCGCTGCCGACAGGGTCCTTGTCCTGCGAGCCAGCAGCGACTACCAGACCGACAGGATGCTTGGCACGATCGTTTCAGTGCGCAAGAACAGGCACTTCGATGGCTACCACATCTGGTACGTCACCACGGACGGCTATCACGTGCAGGGTGCGCCGATCAATCCGCCCACGCTGGGCCACTACCAGCCCGTGCTGGGCATTCTCAGTGATGACCTGTTCGCAGTGGGGACCATGGCAGGCAGGCCCTACGGGGCCGACCATCCGGCACTGCGGATCAACAACCCCATCCGCTCCGACCGGCACACCCTCGGCGGTGCCCATGGCCTGCCTGCCTGTCATGCCGAGACGTGGGTGAAGGCTGCGCCATGGGCACACCGGCTGATGCCCCTGCCCACTGACGGCACTCAGGCGGCGACGGCGAAGCTGAGCCTCGCCGAACAGATGTTCAAGATGCGCAAGGCGCAGGCGGAAATCATCGTGCAGGGCACTATGCGCGACCACGAGGAGGACTTGGAAAACCTCACGCAGAACCACGACCTTCCCGTCCCGGTCTTCGGAGCGCTGGTACGGGGTTCTGCCTTCATTCCGGCGAACGAGGACTTGGGCCGGGAGTCGTTGGATCACGTGCGGGCCGCGGCCAGCGCCGCCGGGGATGACTTCGCCCTTTCGCGGCAGGCCTACGCCAAGGTGGACGACTTCTCCTTCGTGTACCCGTCCGAGGCTAGGAGCCGGGAGGACGTAGAGAACTTCAATCTGCCCGCCATCAACCGCCAAGCGCGCAACCTCCTGCAGCAGCCCGGGCTGATGCTCGGAGCCGCCACCCTTTCCCCTGTCCTGCGCAACCTCGCCTGAAGGAGCCGACCATGCCAACCACCGAAATGCTGAATGCACTTCTCAATACCCGTCGGGAGTTTCCCGAGCCACCGTTCCCCATGGAGCCCCGTCCCAACCGGCGAGAAAGCAATGCCGTCGTCTATGTCTCGGGATTTGCACCGGACACCGAAGCCTCCGACGAAGTGAGGGCGCGGATAGTCCACACCGTACAGCGAACCACCGGCCACTCCTTCTCCGGCGTGTATTGGATGGTCCGTGACCCGGAGACGGACTTGGCGTGGCGCTGCACCGGCTACCCGCTGGACGCGCAGCCGGTCAACGGCATGCACTACCGCACCCTCGACCATGGCATCCTCATCCGCTACAACGACGATGACCACATGGACCAGCGGCACCAACCGGGCCAGCCCTACTCGATCCTCGCCTCGGCGGACGGGCCGTGGCCACTGCCCGACGATGCGCTGTACCCCGACCCCGTAAATGACTACCCGCCCATGGTGCGGGTGATCTACGAGGGTGACGGGGTGTTGGATGACCAACAGCCGGAGCCGGAGCACGTCACCGACCTCCCCCGTACCGAGTTGATCCGTGATCTGGTGCTGATGGAGTCGGATGATCGGGCGCTGAAGAACCCCGACCCGGTAATCGGTGAGATGTACCTCATGTGGGATTCCAGTGACGACACTCCCGCTATCAACGTGGTCAGCTACCACGGCAGGAATGAGTCGGGCGACGAACCCCTGTTTGCGCCGCTCGCGTTCTTCGACAGCGGCCCCGAGCCTCGGCTGCACTCCTCGTCCTCCATGTATATCCGCACCGAGAACATGGTCTGGGTCAAGGCCCGGCTTGCGGAGCCGTCGCCAACGGAAGAACAGCTAAGCGCAAGCGCTGCCACGGTTCCAGTGCTGCGCACCGAACTCAACACTGAACTGGAGAAGTGGGATTCGTTCGGGGAGGCGCTGAACGAGATCGCCGAGGAGCATGGCTGGTGCGAACAGTTCGACCAGATCGTCCGCGACCTTGGCTTCGAGGGCAGGGCAAAGGACTGGTGGGTCACAGTCGAAGCCGATCTGACCATCGAGGACAACAACCCCTCATCCCGCATGGATGACCGGCTGGAGTCCGAGTACGGGGTAACCATCTCAGCCTCGTCCGTCGAGGTGCGCGGGAAGGTGACGGTCACGATCAACAACATCACCGCCGCCAATGCCGATGAGGCGCAGAACAGCATCGACTCCAGCAATGTTGAGTCCGCTCTGGACAACTACATCAGCGGCTGCAGCTACACCCTCCACGACTGGGAGGTGGATGACTCCGGCCAAGAGGACTAGGCCGGGCGCAGGTCCGGCAGGGAGTTGGTAGCCGCCCTGCCGGGCTTGGGCCTTGCCGCCCGATTACCAACCCACAATCGAAAGGAACATCATGTCCAGTGCAATCAGAAACATCATCACCTCCACCCTCGTAGGCGAGGGCATCAACGTCGAGGACTACGCCGAAGCCATCGACATCGTGACCGGCGCGCTGGCCGAGGAAGCCTACGAAACAGTGGAGGCAATCGTGGAGCGCCTGCGCGAACTGCGGGTGAACGAACTCGACGTTCGCATTGGCACCGAACAGGACGTGCGGGCCTTCCTCGCATCCGTGGGCCTGCCCACCCGTCCGCCACGGGAGACGGAACCTGCCCCGCACCACGACGAGGTCGAGGCGCGGGTCGCTCGCTTGGAGAAGATCATCGAGCCGCTGGATGCCTCGCTGCGGGAAGAGTTGGCCGGGCTAAAGGAGGCCGTGGCTGAACTCAAGGCCCTCGCCGCGCGCCATCTCGGCACCACGTCATAGCCGGACACATGTCTACTCATGTAAAGATTTTATGGTAGACTTGACTATATAGACCCCAAGGGATTGCCGGGTGCCGATCTGCACACCCGGCAATCCCACCCCCTACAAAGGAGACACCAATGGAAGGCAACATCGTCGGCAAACTGCCACCCCGAGCATCCCGCGGGCCGGACTATGACTGGGATTCCATGGCGCTACTTGCCATCAAGCATCCCGGTGAAGCAGTCCTCGCCGCCGAACACGTATCGGATTCACGGGTGAAATCCCTGCGGGGGTATAACCGGTATCCATTCATACAGGAGAACGGACGAATTATTATCGCCGTCAGAAACTCCTCAGTCGAAGAGGACGGGATACGCTACGGAGACGTTTACTTCGTGTGGCAGGAATCCCGAGAAGGGGAGGAATAACCCTTGGCTTTACCAGACATGAGCGGGGAGTTCAGGGTAGTTGGCGACCCCAAGCTTCGCTACACCGACGAGGGCACCCCCGTCGCCAACGTCCGGCTCGTCGCCAACAAGCGCAGGAAGAACAATCAGGGCGGGTGGGAGGATGACCCGGAGAAGGTCCTGTGGGCAAATGCGACCCTATGGCGCAAGCCAGCGGAGAACCTTGCCAACTCGATTCGGGACAAGGACCTCGTCATCGTCAAGGGCACGTTCTACCTGCGCGAGTTCGAGCACAACGGCGTCCGACGGCAGTCGGTGGAGATAGAGGCGGAGCACATCGCACCGTCCCTCACCTTCCGGACGACCCCACACAGTGACCAGCAGCAGGGCCAGCAACCGCAGGGCCAGCAGCCACCGCAGTACGGGCAGTGGGGCGGGCAGCAGCAGCCAGCCTACACCCCGCCACAGGGCCAGCCAGCCTATGTGCAGGGAAGCCCAAGCACGAGCAATCCGTGGGGCACCCAGCAGGGCACACAGCCCGAGCAGGGGTGGCCCGGCGGTCAGGGAATGCCCCCGTTCTGAGGACCCCTGTTGGTCGACCAACACCATCCCCCAACCAGCACAAATTAGGAGACAGTCATGGCAACAGCAACGAAATCCCCGGCAACGGAGAAGGCCGGGGAGCACGACGCCATCGTGGAGGCGGCAGCCAATGTCGACGCTGAAGTAAACGCCGAGGTCGCTGCCGAAAAGGAGCAGACCAAGGAAACCGATCAGCAGAAAAAGAACCGGCTGCGCAATGAGGCCGAGCGCGAAGTCCTCAACGCTCACCGCTCCGAACTCAACGCCATCACGGAGCGCAAGTTCAAGGAGAACAACCTCGTCTACACCCGACGCCTCACCGACACGGAGAAGGCCGCAAGGACCATCGAGGAGCTTCTGGACCGCTACCCCGAACTGCGCGAGCAGTACGAAATCCAGCAGGCGGAAGCGGCTTCAGCCGCCGAAGCTGTTGAAAAGTAAGCCCCGGAACATGACAAGGCCCCCGCTGCACGGAGCGAGGGCCTTGTCGTTCGGTTACTTCTTGGCTACCAACCCTGAATGAAACCGAAATGCCAGTTTAGCGCAGCCCGGATGGGGCAGCGATGTGCGCTAGGCTGACTCTGCCGGGAAATAGAAAAGCGCCCCCGCTTGGACGAGAAGGGGCGCTTTGGTTTCCCATGAAACAACAACTGAAAATGCTTCGCACGTGGACACGTTGAGAACATCTACCGAGACGTTTACAAAAACATTTACGCAGCCGTTGCCTCCATGGTAACGGCTGTACCGCGACGTTGCACATTTACCAAGGAGGACGCATTGATTATCAGGACCGCAGACATCCCACCCTTCGAGGAGTTGGTGATGAATGAAGGTTCTTCATTGTCATGGCTGGCCAGAAGTGTTTTCTGCATTGCCTGCGAACTGCCCGCAGGCACGCCCATTGACATAGCCCACCTCCTCGACGTGCTGTCCGGACCTGCAGGGTGGCACGTGGCAGTACAGGAACTCGTTGACCACGGCTACCTCGTAGACATGGGGCGTGGCTAAGTGTGGTTCAAGGTAGATGACGGGTTTCACTCATCCCGCAAGCTCCTGAAAATACCCCGTCGCCAGCGGTGGGCAGCCGAGGGGCTGTGGGTCCACGCAGGGTCATGGGCGGGCGACAACCTGACGGACGGGCACATCCCCGACTACATCATCGCGGAGTGGGCACCGCCCCCATCGGCAGTCGAAGCGCTGGTGAAAGTCGGACTTTGGGACCGGACTCACGACGGTTTCGAGTTCCGAAACTGGGCCGAGTACCAGCCGAGTCGGCAGGATGTGAACTCCGAACGGGCCGCGAGTCGGCAGCGCATGCGGGAGTATCGAGCAAGACTCAAACAGCAAAAACACCGAGAACACGCGGAACCAGAGGCCGCGTTACAGCGAACAGTTACGGAAGAGGCACCCGTAACGAACGGGGTGGTTACGCAGCTAGACCCGACCCGACCCGACCCGAAGTTAAAAGACTCGTCCAAATCGGACGAGGAGTTCGATCGGTGGTACGCCATGTATCCCCGGAAGGAAGCGAAGGCGTCTGCCCGAAAAGCGTTCGCCAAGGCCCGGAAGTCGGTGGACATAGACACGCTCATGGCTAGCCTTGAGCGGTACGTGGCTTCCGTGAAGGGCAAGGACCGGCAGTACATCGCACTGCCTGCTTCATGGCTGAACGCCGGGCGGTGGGAGGACGAGTACGACCAGCCGCAGCGGCAGAAAGTCCCGACCCTCTTCGCGGAGTTCAACTGATGGACGCGGAGGATCACGTTCTCGGAGCGTGCATGCACGACCCCGAGGCCATACGCACAGCCGCCAAGATCGTCAGCCCCGAGGACTTCTACTACCCGCACAAGGCGGGGATGTACCGGGCGGTGCTCCAGTTGCACGCCGACGAGGAGCCGGTCGAGCCGCTGAGTGTCTACACGAAGGCGGTGGAGATGGGGGTCATGCTCCCTACCGGCTACGGTGCCGCGAACATCCAGCAGATATGGATGGACACCCTGTCGGCAGCCTCGGCGGGATACTACGCCGAACAAATCCAGAAGGAATCAACCAAGCGGAAGCTGATGGCCATTGGCCGGAAGCTATGTCAGGACGCCAGCACTGACGGGTTCGACTTGGCACTGGCAACAGCAGCAGCATCAGAAGGAATCAAGGCTTTGCACAACGGACCACAGCGCATGACCACCAAGACCCTCGAAGAGATTCTGGCGATACCAGAGGACCACGACTGGCTGATTCCCGGTCTGCTGGAGCGGGGTGACCGGCTCATCATCACCGGCTATGAGGGTGGGGGCAAAACGACATGGGTCCGGCAGATGGCCCTGTGCATAGCGGCAGGCATCCACCCGACCACATTGGACCGACTGGAAAAACCACTCGTGGTGCTGGTGGTCGATGCCGAGAATACCGAGTCCCAGTGGCGGGCTGAGACTCGGGGCATGGTGCACAATATCCGCCGCATGTCAGGGATCAACCCGGCCACAGCTATCCATGTCCACGCAAGAGGAAGGATCGACATAACCAAGAACGCAACACTCGGAGAGATTCACCGGCTCGTGGACATACATGAGCCTGACGTGCTGGCCATCGGCCCGATCTACAAGCTGGTCTCCACCAGCATCAACAACGATCAGGAAGCATCGCCCGTCATCACTGCGCTGGACTCCCTGCGTGACCGTGGGCTGGCCCTCCTGATGGAAGGCCATTCCGCCAAGGGCAACCAGCAAGCGGGCTGGAGGGACCTGTCCCCACGTGGCTCCGCAGCCCTCATGGGGTGGCCGGAGTTCGGGTTCGGCATCAACGCTGCCGACCCGGACGGCGACCCCAACGAGCGCACCATCCAGCGGTGGCGCGGGGACCGTGAAGTTGGGAGGCAGTGGCCCCGGACGCTTTACCGTGGCGGGTTGCTCCCTTGGATGGGAGACACTGTCACTCCCGGTGCCCGGCATGCGATCAGCATGATGCAAGAGCAGGACCACTACAGCCGCTACAACTAAGTGCTACCAACTCAGGGGATGTTGGACGACCAACAGCCCCCAACCTGAAAGGAAACCGAAATGACAAAGGCGATAGTAATTCCCGCAGACAAGGACCAGCCGGTGCGCTGGGCCGAGCATGCCGACAACGACTACCGCAGCATGACCGCGCTAGTGTTCGGCGGTGACCGCGACGGTGGGACGTACACGATGTCCACCGCAGGCACCGCGGAGAGGCACGTGAGCTTCTTCTATGACGACAACGGATTATTCCGGCTCGACGCCGGTGAGGACCTCGCGGACATCATCAACCTCAGAGCCATGAACCTATGGGCGGACCTCGATGGCGTGAGGCTGGAGGACTTCAGCGTCCCCTTGGTGGGTGACTATGTCGTCGTCGGTGACACGGATGATGAGGGCTACAGCACAGACGCTCCAGACTGGGTCATGGACTTCGAGTTCACTTGGCACAACATCTACCGCGTCTCAAGGACTGGTGAGTGATGTCCAGCGTCAGGGAGCGCTGGCCTGTCGGTGCGCAGTTCCGGGTGGTGCAGGAGGGCGCGTACCTGTCGGGCTGGAAGCGCCACCCGAACATCTCGGGCGCATTCCGTGGCTGGCAACAGGACCTTCGCATCGGCGATGTCATCAACTGCCTCGGCGTCGGGTCCGGATTCGGCAGCGACCCCGGCTACGGCGTGCACTGGCACGTACCGGGAGTGAACTCTGTGGAGTTCCGGCCCAGCACAGGCGGTGCATTCAGTTACGAGCCAGCACCGGGATACCTCGTCCCGGTCGATGAAGAGGAAAACCCCAATGCCTAAATCAATCAAGGAACTCGAAGCCGAAATCGACAACCACAAAGCGTGGATAGCGGAACTGGAGAAGGAACTGCAGCGGGTGAAATCCCGGCACGTCCCAGAGCCGGAGGGCTGGAAATATATCGCCTTTGAGATGGCTGGCCAAGTGACGACCGACAAAGATTATGAGCTTGCCGGAATAAGGCTGAACGATGGGCGATGGCTTGTCTGCGGCAACGGGCGGGTGTTTGCAAACTGGCAGGCGCTCGTCGACTGGCTGCGGGAAAAGCCTTCTGTATCCGCCATCAGGAGACTGGTCGAAGACACCACATACGGCCTGAAGGCTGTGAATCTCTATGAGTGAGGACTGGACGGCGGACATCCCGCTGAAGATGCAGAACCTTCCGCTGGACCACCGGCGGAAGGTGCCCATACCCCGCATGAATCTAACGCCGGACGGCGTAGATTTCACCACCATCAACAACGAAACGGTGATCGAGTGTGGCCGGGACAGGTTGTGCGGCATCTGCGGTAACGCACTTAGCTACTGGATCGCCTTTGTTGGTGGGCCAATCTCGGCGTCAACCGGCGCTTACACGGACCCGCCGTTTCATGTGGAATGCGCAGAGGCAGCGTTCCGGTTCTGTCCACACATCGCCCGGAAGGTTCACCGCCGCACCCCCGACGACAGAATGCCCGAGGGAAGTTGGAAGTCGGTGGGTGCGGTGGAGGAAAAACCCGAGCGCTGGATTATTGGCATCACAAGGGATTACAAGATGATCCCTTGGGGCCGGGGCGTCCTCTTCAAGTGCAATGTGCGCCACCGCCGCATTTATGAGTACGACGAAACCGGAAATCTTCAGGAGTTGAAATGATGAATGTCCTCACAATCCCCGCCAAAGAGGTACGGGCGGGCGACCAAATCAAAACCGACGACGGCTTCATTGCCGTGGGTGGCGTCCAGCCGTTGAGCGGGAAGCGGGTCGGGCTGTTCACCCGGCAGGGCATGGTGGGCGTGGATGCCGAGGCCATGGTCACCGTCCGCCGGGAGGTGGACTGAGTGGCCGAGGTGAATGTCCGCGCTGTGCTCATCCAGATGCTGGACGGGGAGCAGCGCGAAGTTGAGATTCGAGAACACGCCATAGCCAGCCTGTCCGACGACGCCAAGGCACAGCGGTACGAGGGCTTCAAGCTCCGTGCCGAAAGCACCGAGAAGGCCATCGAGCGGCACACGGGCAAGCGTGACCGGGCCAAAGAGAAGGTGGCTGCGCTCACTGCGGCCATCGAGAAGTTTCCCAAGGAGGCGGGGCAGTGACCGAATCGGCTGAAGAGGCGCAGTACCCGTTCCTCTACGAGGGTGACCAGCCCGAGGTGGTGCAGGTGTTGATCGCCCACCCGAAGCTGCTTGAGTCCTTCCGTGGGTGGCTGGGGCAGCATGGCTTGGCGCTGTCCCCGCTGATGATCTTCGGCCCGGATGATCTGCCGACGCACATCATCACGGTGCCCGACGAGACGTGGAGCAGGAGGTTGCCATGATCGACCTAATGCAAAGCCTCGCCATCCTCGTCCTTGCCATCGTGGTGTTCCGTTTGGCTAGGAGGCGCTGATGCAGTCCTCATCCCCGACGATGAACTTTAGGAGCCATGCCTTCCGGTCGCTGCCCCCGACGGAGCGAGTTATGCTCCGGTCGGAGTGGCATGGACCATGTGTTGTTTATACGGGATCAAGCATGAGGGGGTATCGCCAAGTCAGGGAGGGGGCGCGCAAGACGCTTGTGCATCGACTGATGTGGGAGTGGCTGGTCGGGCCGATACCGGACGGCATGACCCTCGACCACTTGTGCCGGAACAAGGCGTGCTGGTGGCCGGATCACTTGGAGCCGGTGTCGCACCGGGTGAACGTTCTTCGGGGCAATGCCCCGATGGCCCTCCATGCCCGCAAAACTCATTGTCACAAGGGGCATGAGTTTGATGAGGAGAATACCTACATCAGCCCACGCGGCCATCGGGTGTGCCGCACCTGTAAGCGCGGTCGATCGTGAGTCAGATTCCAACAAAGGCCCGGAAGCTGGTCCATGAGCGGTCCAATGGCCAGTGCTCACGGTGTGGCGGGCCGGGCTATCAGATTCACCATCGACAGCGGAGGCGGGAAGGTGGACACGCTGTCGGCAATTTGGTTTTACTTTGCTCCAGTGACCACCGCTACGTTCATCAGCATCCTGACATGGCACGGGCGCAGGGCTACATTATCCCTATCAGTAGCGCGGACGACCCGTCGACTGTTCCGATACGGACCTTCACTGGTTGGGTCCTCTTTGGTGATGACGGATCAATCCGCTTCCATGAGGAAACCGAGGGGATCACTAATGGGACTGGGATTAAGCATTGAGGTAACCATTCCGTCTTTCGTGGATATCGCGCAGGTCATCGCTATCGGCCAAAGGTTCTATCCATACGGTGTCGACGGGGATATGGAATTGGGGGAGGCCATTCAATGGGCTTTCTCCGATCCGGGCGGTGTTGCCGCCTTGGCTGCAATGGGAATTACGTGGGCGCTGTGCCAAACCGGCACCGTCCTGATCGACAGCATGAAAGGATCACGATTCGCGTGATGGCAGGAAGCAATATGGTGAAGTGATGGCTCTCTCTCGGAAACTGCTCACCAACCTCGCTGAGCGCTACAACAGGCTCCGCCCCGCCCCCGACCATCCCGAGTTTGAACTCTGGACCAAGATGGTTGCGGCCACGGTTACCGCCATCGAAGCGGAGATTCCCTCCTTCAATCGGGACCGCTTCTACGACGCCGCGACGGGGGCCAAAGGACGGCCAGCACCGGCCCGGAATTAGGCGCTGTCGAATTGTCGGAGGTCGGATGGATACTCATTCCACCCGACCTCCGCGACAGCCGCACAGGGGCACACAGCCCTCCGCAATAAATGCAATACGTTTACGAAAAGATGGAACAATGAACCCATGACTACCAGCCCCGCCGAAGAAAAATCGGCACCGACCGATCCCCGACTCAAGCCGCTGAGCCACCTGCAGGTGCGGGTCCTCACGGCCCCACTGAACCCGGCCCGCGTTTCCAAGCGGGACAACATGTCCTACCTTGAGGCATACGATGTCAAGGCGTCCCTCATCAAGGTGTTCGGCTTCGGCGGGTTTTCCTCCGAACTGCTTGAGTCCGAAATCCTTGACCAGCGCGAGGTCCCGCAGCGCAACAACCCGCAGCGGACGAACTGGAAGGTGACCGCCAAGGCCGTCGTGCGCCTGACCATCCACCAGACCGGAGCCGTCTACACCGAGGCCGCGGTCGCAGGCTCCTCCCAGCCGGACATCACCGAGTCGATGGACATGGCCATCAAGTCTGCCGAGTCGGATGCGCTGAAGCGGGCCGCGATCTTCCTTGGCACCCAGTTCGGGCTGTCGCTGTACCAGAACGGCGCGACCCACGACATTGTGCAGAAGGTGTTCGCCCCCGGCATGGTGTGGCCCCCGCTTCCGCCCAAGGAGGACGAAGAGAAGGAAGAGGAACCCACCCCCGGCGTTACCCCCGAGCAGCATGAGGCGAACAAGGCTCTGCTGGACCGGGCGCTGAACATGAAGGCGGCGCAGCAGCAGGACCCGTCCGAACCCGAGGAACATGAGTACAACGACGTGCCCATGGTTCTCGATCCCACGCTGCAGCCCCACGGGCGGTAGCACCAAGGGGCTGTTGGTTGACCAACAGCCCCCCACAAACCCCGCAGGGGGTCGACTTACCCCCCAGAGTCGGCCCCCTGCGGCTTCCCCGAAAGGGAGCGACTGATGAAGGCAAGGGTTTTGGTGGTGGTGGTGGCGTCGGTTCTGGCGCTCACAGCGTGCGGCAGCGGCAAGAAGGACTGCGCCAAGGCGATGCAGGCCGTCTCACTCTCTGTCCCAATGCCAGCCCCGGCCCCAAGACCCGCTCCGCCCCCGGCCCCAAGACCCGCTCCGCCTGCACCCAAACCACCAGCCCCGAAGCCGGTCCAGCCAAGGCCCCAACCGCCGCAGCGGCCCCCTCAACAGCAGCAACCCCCCGTGGTGATCGTCCAGAATCCGCCCCCTTGGTGGTTTTGGTGGGTGCAGCCGGATAACGACAACGACAGGTGTTAGACCAAATGTTTGATGACGAAGGACTCGACGAAGTGCCAGCCGAACTCATGGCTGTGATGGACCGCGTCGACGACACTGCTTCCGAGATAGACCTGAGCAAGCTTGGCGAGGTCGCTGCACAAGCCTTCTATACGGCCATCCAGAATGCCTCGAACAATACGGCCCGCTCCAAGCAACAGCAGGACTTCTTCATCGGCGTGTCCAACCTTGGGCACTGTCGGCAATACGCAGCGCTGATGATGAAGCAGGTGCCGTTCTCCGACGTGCGGGACAAGACCGCTGCGTTCTTCGGCACCGTCGCCGGGGCCGCAATCGAGGCGCAGTTGAAGATCGACCATCCCGGCTGGCTGTTCCAGCAGGACCTCACCTTCCCGCTCCCCTCGGGCGGGGAGATTCCCTCGCATCCGGACGTCATCATCCCGTTCGCGGCACAGGACATCGAGAGCGGCTTCTATCAAGGCATCCTCGACGGCAAGTCCAAGGCCGAACTGGAGACGATCAAAAAGACCGGGCCGGACCAGCAGCAAATCTACCAAGTGCATGCCTACGCGAAGGCTGCCATCGAAGCAGGGCTGCTGGACCCGGCCCATCCCATCATCGTAGGCGACGTGTTCTTCGACCGCTCGGGCAAGGATGTAATCCCGCATGCGGTGATGCACCTGTACTCCGAGGATGTCATCACCTTCATCGACGAATGGGTGAATGACGTGAAGTACGCGGTGCTCCACGGCGAGGACGCCTCCCGGGACAAGCCGCGTGAATGGTGCTGGTCCTACTGTGAGTACGCCACCGCCTGCCGGGGCGGCGACACTGACGTGGAGGGGCTGATCGAGGACCCGGAAATCCTCGCCGCCGTGCAGATGTACGAGGAAGCAGCGGAGTTGAAGCGTCAGGTGAAGAAGAAGGAAGCCGCCTTCAAACGCACGCTCAGTGGGGTTACCGGCTCCACCGGCACGCATAACATCCGATGGGTCGACGTTGGCCCAGTGGAAGTGAAGGCCGGAACCCGCTCCGGCTACCGCAAACTGTCGGTGACAGCAGTCCCCCGATCGAAGAACTAGGAGCATGCCATGGAATCAGAGATGAAAACCGCACGGTGCCTCATTGAAGTGACTGCGGGAATCCTGCCGGGAAAGGTCGAACCGGAACTGACGCGGGTATATGCCGTCGCCAGCGAGGAGTGGAACGCCACCGACGGCGACGGTGCCAAGCGTGGAGAACTGCTGGCCGGGATCAACGGCAAGGCGCAGGGCTATGCCTCTTGGTTGATGCTCCAACCGGATCGCTTGAATTGGGTGAGGACCGATTGGCTGTGGTTATGAGCCTCCTACCCAAGAAACCCACCCGGCAGGAGTGGGAAGATGTTGCACTTCCCGGTCTCGACCTCCCATCCAAGGAGAGCCGTCCCGCCTCGAAGAAGGATGAGGATGACTTCGAGCGCCGCGTCTCCTACCGCCGCTACCGGGGCGCTCGGGCAATAGCCTGCCACGACTGCGTGGCCGAAGGGACTGGGGTGCGCGATGCCACCCACGTCCGCACTCATCGGGGACAGGAGCGCTACCTCTGCAGCCCCCATACTCAAGCAGCACGCGACCGCCGCGACCGAAAAGGAATACACCTATGACCCTTCCCGAAGTGAAGTCCTCCATCGAAGAACGCACCAAGGCGCTGCAGACGGCGAAGCCCTTGCTGTCAGCCACCAGCTTCGCCTCAACCTCCGGCGCTGGAGTCATGGACCTGATGCGCCTAGCGGAATACATCACCACCGGCCATGACTACC